TCCCCGGCTCACGGTCGCCCATCGGGGCTTACAACCAGCTACGCAAGCAGAAATGAAACCGCCCTACATCGTCCCGTCGATGGCAGACATCGCGGCCCTCCCCTGGAACGGCTACACCGTTGCCTCTACGTTTTCCGGTGCCGGAGGTTCGTGCCTCGGCTACAGGATGGCCGGGTATCGCGTTGCCTACGCCCTTGAGTTCGTAGCTGAAGCACAACGCTGCTACAAAGCTAATCACCCCAATAGCTATCTCGATGGCACCGACATACGACAGCTAGAGCCAGACCAACTTCTACAGCGTGCCGGAGTCGAAAGAGGAGCCCTGGACATCCTCGACGGTTCCCCGCCTTGCTCGGCGTTCTCTACAGCAGGCGCTCGCGAGAAAAACTGGGGCAAGGTCAAGTCATACTCTGATCGAGCACAGCGGGTTGATGACCTCTTCTACGAGTACGCCCGAATCCTTCAAGGTGTACAGCCCAAAGTGTTCGTCGCGGAAAACGTAAGCGGCTTAATCAAGGGCACCGCAAAGGGTTACTTCAAACGGATCTTGCAGGCTCTCCGTGATTGCGGTTACGACGTTTCCTGCCGTGTCCTCGACGCTCGATGGCTTGGTGTTCCGCAAATGCGTAAGCGCACGATCTTTGTCGGCGTTCGCAAGGATCTAAACCTGTCGCCTGCTCATCCAAGCCCATTCCCCTACAGCTATAACGTCGGGGATTCTCTCGAACCAACTCCACTCGACACCACAGCAAAGTGGTTAGGCAAGGACACGGAAACCTATCGGTTCTGGTCACAGACGAAAGCAGGTGACACCCTCGGCAACACCTGTAAGCGCCTTACGGGTAAAAACAGCTTCTTGACTCACTGCAAGCAATCGCCCCGCCTTCCCGCAAACACAATTACTCAAGGGACGCAGCAGCTTTATCACTGGACGGAACCGAGAACGCTCACCCTCGGGGAGCTTCGACGCATCGGCGGTTTCCCAGACGACTTCATCCTCACCGGCACGTTCGCGCAGCAGTGGGAACGTATCGGGCGTGCGGTCCCGCCGATAATGATGGCGCAGGTTGCTAAAACTATCCAAGAAGAAATCTTGGCGAAAATCGTTGGAAATCCCGCAAACCTGGACGTTTGAAAGACCCGATGTAGCGCAAGGCTTTGATGAACACGTTCGGGAACAACTCCCCTGGTACGACTTAGCCACCTCTGCGATTACACATATCGCCCGTCACTACATCCCGCAAAACGGTCGGGTTTATGACATCGGATGCGCGACAGGGAACATCGGGCGCAACCTGGCTTCTACTCTCGACGAGCGGAATGCTGAGCTGATCGGAATCGACCCGTCAGAAGAGATGCGGAATATCTATGACGCCCCCGGCACCTTCATTCTTCAAAAAGCGGAGGATGCGCAATACGAAAGGTTTGACCTAGCAATCTTGTTCTTAGCTCTAATGTTCGTTGAGCCAGGCGAACGAATCGAATACATGAGACGCCTTTATGCTCAATGCAAACCAGGGGGCGCAATTATCTTGTTTGACAAGCTCGAACCGTCACCGGGTTACTTAGGCACGATCATGTACCGCTTGACTCTCGCAGGCAAATACTCGGCAGGTGTACAAGCAGATGAAATCATCGCCAAAGAGCTTTCCCTTGCCGGAGTACAAAGGCCCATATCATTAGGGCAGTTGCCATCCTCGCCTTTTCAGTGGTTCAAGTTCGGTGACTTCGCTGGATACATCATTGAGAAACCTGTCTGATGGGTAAATCAACCAAGGTCGAAAAAGATCAACGGGTCAACCGTGTCGCTCGTCTTCTCGCTAACGGGGCTGTCAGGTCCGAGATCTGTCAATACGCGGCGACTCAGTGGGGAACGAGTGACCGGCAGGCAGATCGCTACATAGCCGACGCTAGGGAGCTGATTAAGGCGGACTGGGAGATCGACCGGCGCACCTTTACGGCGGAGATCCTCGCGCAGCTAGCGAGCATTCAGAAGGAGGCACGGAAGACAGGCAACCTCAACGTCGCCCTGGGCTGCGTGAATCAAGCGGCGAGAGTCGCGAGGCTGTACGAGTGAGCATCCTGGCGACTATTCCAGGCGGGTCAATCCTGTCTGCGATCGAATCCGCAACACCGTTTTCTGAAGCAGATTTAGAAAGCTATGTAGAAGGACTAGAGGACAAGCTGACCGGACCACAGCGTGATGTTTGGGACGCCCCGGAAAGATTCAAGCTGCTGTGTTCTGGCAGGCGTTTCGGGAAAACATATCTGTGCATCACCCGCCTTGTCTGCTGGGCGATGGAAAAGCCTGGGAGCCTTTGCTGGTATGTGACCGCGAATTATCGGATGGCAAAGCAGATCGCTTGGCGGCAGCTTAAAACCATGGCCCCTGAAGAATTAGTGGTCAAGAGAAACGAGTCTGATCTGTCAATCGAATTTTCAAACGGCAGCCTTATTGCCTTGCGCGGCGCAGACAACGAGGACAGCCTGCGAGGCGTAAGCCTGTCGGCTCTCGTTATCGATGAGGCCGCATACGTGAAGCAGACGGCATGGGAGATGGTCCTACGCCCTGCCTTGTCGGATCAGAACGGCCCAGCTTGGTTTATCACTACGCCGGCAGGCTTGAACTGGTTCTATGACCTTTGGGAGCAGGCTCAAGAGCAAAAAGACTGGGACACCTTCTCGTACACAACAATCGAAGGGGGCAACGTCGCGGCAGAGGAGATCGAGGCCGCTCGCAACACCCTTGATGAGCGGACCTTTAGGCAAGAATACTTAGCGAGCTTTGAAACGCTATCGGGTCGGGTCTACCCCGGATTCAGCGACGAAAACATCAGCGATGAAGTAAAGGACACCGGCGGTGCGATCTTCTGGGGTACTGATTTCAACGTCAGCATCATGGCAGGCGTCCTCGGCAGCAGAGTCGGAGACACCCTGCACATCTGGGATGAGTTGGCGGTCAAGCAGTCAAACACCGACGAGGTTTGCGCTCTCTTGAAACAGCGATTCCCTGACCGGCAAATCGTTGCCTACCCAGACCCGACCGGATCAGCTCGAAAGACCTCGTCTGCTGGTCGGACGGACCATGACATCATTCGTCGTTTCGGATTCGGCTGTATCAGTCCAAAAGCTCCCTGGTCAGTGAAGGACAAGATCAACGCGACAAATTGGATGATCCGAACCGCTAAGGGCAGCGTCAAACTTTTCGTGCATCCGCGCTGTAAACACACAATCAAAGCATTGAAAAACGTGACGTTTAAGCAGGGCGCAGAAGACTATGTGATCGACAAAACCGCGAACATTGAACACTGGACTGACGGCCTCGGCTATTTAATTCTGGCTGAGTTCAACCCCCTGTACGAACGCGCTGGTCGGGGAACAGGCATCCGCCTATATTAATTTGGTCGCGGTGGTGCCCGCTAAGACCTTGAGAGGGGGCAGTCGCTAGCCCCTTTTCTTGTGTCTATAGATCTGTCGATTAACATCAGATCATCGGGCGGGCTCTAGCCGTGTATTCAGGTTTTTCAGGTAGGCAGATTGTCGGCAATGTCACAAGCGTTGAAAGTCCAAATACGGCATACCTCAACATGGAGCCGCACTGGCTTTTGATTGAGGCTCTGCTGCTTGGCACCTATGGAATAAGAAAAGGGCACCGAAAATATCTGCCGCAGGAGCCGCGAGAACTAGACGAGGCGTATGACAACAGGCTTTTGCGTTCTACGCTTGCGCCTTATTACGTTCGCTTGGAGCGAATGTTGGCGGGCATGTTGACCCGCAAGCCTGTGCGTTTAGAAGATGTCAGCGACGTTGTGACGGAGCAACTGTTTGACGTTGACTTGCAAGGCAACGATCTAAACGTCTGGACCTACGAAACCGCCCGCAAGTGCATACGTTATGGGCACGTTGGCGTTCTAGTTGATGCGCCTAAGGCTGGCGAAAACGGCAGGCCATACTATGTAACATTCACGCCGCGCGACATACTCGGTTGGCGGAGTGAGATTGCCGACGGGAAGCAGCAGCTGACGATGGTCAGGCTGATGGAAAAGATCACCGTCCCTGATGGCTTGTACGGCGAAAAGCAGGTTGAGCAGGTCCGTGTGCTTACTCCTGGCGCTTTCGAGATCCATCAGAAGGATGACAAGGGTGAGTTTCGTTTAATTGATGAAGGCAGGACCAGCCTGAGTGTGATTCCGTTTGCGGTGGCCTATTCAAACCGCGTCGGTGTTCTTGAGTCGCGGCCACCACTGGCTGACATCGCAGAGCTAAACCTCAAGGCGTATCAGGTGCAGTCTGATCTGGACAACCAGCTGCACATCAGTGCAGTTCCGATGCTGGCGATTTATGGCTTCCCGCAGTCGGCAGAAGAGATCAGCGCAGGCCCAGGAGAAGCTCTAGCCCTCCCCGCTGAAGCAAGGAGCGAATACATCGAACCCTCAGGCAACAGCTACAACGCTCAGTTTCAACGCCTCGATCAGATCGCACAGCAGATCAACGAACTAGGTCTTGCTGCAGTGCTCGGGCAAAAGCTCAGCGCAGAAACAGCAGAAGCCAAGCGGATCGATCGCAGTCAAGGCGACAGCACAATGATGGTGATCGCGCAGCAGATGCAAGATCTGATCGATAACTGCCTTACGTTTCATGCTCAGTACATGCAGCAATCGCAGGTCGGCAGCAGCTTCATCAATCG